AAGAGGGATTATTTATTGAATATTTGGTCTTATTGACTGAAATTTTAGTTTACTATTATTTCACGCAAGTAACCTGTTCTATATTCACAGGTTTTCGGGGTCAGTATCCACTGACCCCGTTGCACCCCTTGTTCCCAAAGGGTTTTTCTGGCTTTGCCAGGTAGGTGTCGAGAGCATGATTGACAAACTACTAAAAATTACAAAACAAAATTATGTTTGAAGAGTATTTTTAATCACTTTATAAAAGGAATCATTACTTTGTCTTAAATGGTTCCGGTGTAGATATTCTTTAAAAGGATGGCTGACGGCCGATTATCACTATTGTGCGCCTTGATAAGCGAAATGTGGAACAGACAATAGATTGGGGAGAATTGATTAATGCCCTGATTGAATCAAATAATTGCCAACAAAGAAGAGAAGACAATTACCTTACGTGCCAGTGAACGACGAGATGTTCACTATCATGGTAAGGCCTTCGCTAAATCTAGCAAGGTTCTTACTACTGGCGTCAACCGCGCCTCTCTCAAATTAGAAGCTGAGAGAATTAAGAAGGAGAAGGAGTTCCTTAAGGAGATGGAAGCGCAGAGGATTGCTAAATCTAGAGAGATTAAGAATTATTTGCGCAAACAACAGCATAGAGATGTTGTTGTGCAGAAGGCTATTAATGCTAAGCTGCAAACTCAAGTAGGTCAGTCGCAGAAGTCTACGAAGAAGAAGAAACTTGGAAAATTGAAGTCCAAGTTTAATGACTTAGCCATTGATGCTGCGCGTCGTGAGAAAGAGGGGTTTGACCTATTCTCAACAGCTTATGACAAGGATGAAGGTCCTTTTTATGAGGCTACGATGTTAGGAGCCGGAGAGGAGTGTAAAAGTGAAGAGATAATTTCGTCACATTTTATTACTCCTGATTCTCCAGAGATGCCGCGCGTTCGACGAGATATCTATACTGAAGATTTAGGTATTCCTGACGAAACCACGTTGCCGTGGGTCGTACAGCATCTTGGTAAGGAGAAGGCTACGAAGTTTCTGAGGAAATTCAGTTCAGGTGACTATCAAATCCAGCGTTACCCGTTGCTGACTTTTGAGGAGATTGCAAATTCTAGTAACACTACGTTTCAACACTTAGAGAAGTTTTGTATGTTGCTTATTACTTTACGGGGATGTTCCTATTTAGAAGGAGGAACACGTAAATACAATATTACAGGATGCGCTTCTGCTATTTGGATGTGGCTCAGTACGTACACTGATATGTACAGCATGTACAATCTTGGTGCAAATTTCGGAGGTGAAGTCTTTGCTAATAGTGTAGCAGGTATTTTTACTGGAATTTGCGAAACGTCGTCAGAACTCTTTCAGGCTGGTCTGAATTTTGTCTTTGAATTGTTTGGGTATGAGAGCGAGTACTATGCTACATCCGATTTTAAAGATATTGTGCAATCCCCTTTGATGACAGATTGTGCTGCATTATTTGCTGAATTGGGAGCTACAGGGATAATGGCGGCCACAGGATTTTGGTCACCTGAGTTCAATAAGTGGTACAGAGAGATTTTCGTGAGCCATATTAAGGGGTCTGCGAATATTATCACCACCACTATTGATATTATCCAGCAACTTGTCGAAGGAGGTAAGTTGTGGTGGAAGAGTGGCGATTTTAGAGACTTGTTCTGTGCTAATAATCTTCGTGAGGTGCAGAGTGAGATGATGCAGCATAGGGTTGATAGCTTATTTGTTGTGGATGATGGTGGAAGTCCAGATAATATCAAAGGGTTGTATGAGCGCATTAATGCCACTATAACCAAGTTGGCACGAGTCTCACTGCACTATGGTCCCGTGCATAGATATTCTCCCGCTATTTTGAAGATGCGAGATGAACTCAATAAGGTGTTGGGTGATATCAAGACTATTATGAAGAAAGGTACAATTAGGACCACTCCTATTGTCTTTGAGTTGTACGGTTCCCCAGGTGTGGGGAAGACTATTCTTTTGTATGAGTTGATATTCTATGCGTTGAGAATGACTGGTGTTCCTAATCCCAATATTGGGATGATCGCCCATATTAATGAGACAGATAAGTTCGATTCTACGATTCATAATGGAACTAGAGCTATAGTTTTAGATGATGTTGGAGCAGTTAGACAGAATGTTTTAGCTGGTCCTCCAATGATCACAAAGATTATAAACTTTGTTAACCCTGTTCCATCACCTACTAATCAGGCTGAACTTGCTAGTAAAGGAGCCATTTATGCGATGCCCAATGTTGTGGGTGTTACTACGAATATTAAGGATTTGAAGATAGATGAATCCTTAAATGTTCCAGAAGCTACTGCTAGAAGAGTTCCTTTGGTTATCAATTTTATGGTACCCAAGAGTCTGTGTTTCGAGAAGACACTTAAGCTAGATAAGAGTAAGCTCAAGCAAAATATCGAGATTCATCGTCAAGTCTACTATAAGGTAGAGGTTCGTTCGGTTGAAATTGAGAGTGGACGTCTTATACCCATGGTACGTCACTTCATTATGGGGCACGCTTTAGACGTGCCCATTCTTAGAAGGGAAGTGACAGAGTTTGATGATGGCTTTGGGAACAAGGTTGTGGATTATGACACGATGATGTTGATTTTCAGTGATATCGCGGCGGATACTTGGAAGAGGTCCCAAGTGTACAAACAGCATATTGATGGCGTTATGGGGCAAGCGAGTTGTCCGAAATGCTATCTTCCCAGCTCTCTTGCGAGGTGTGCCTGTTCTTTCTTGACTCCAGAGTTAGCCCCTGCGTTACAAGATTTAGAAGAAGAGATATTACTGAATGTTGAAGAAGTTGTTGAAGATTCACTTTCTCCGGATGGAGTTTTTGTAGATTTATCGCCCGATGTCGTCACCGAGAAGGATGTTGCCATTGTGGAATATGAAGCTACAATGATCTGGCCAAATGCGGGACAGGTATCTTTGATGCTTATATCCGCGCTGGCAAGTCCAATGCTATTGTACTTCTTTCCTATTCATAGAGGAATATCATATCCTTTCAATGTCTTGAATTTTTATCAACGTAAAATTCAATACAAGATTGCTGGCGCTGTTAAAGGCGTGGCGTTTATGGAAGGAATGATGGAAGCTGAGAGTGAACTCAGATCTATGGAAGATGAAATGGGAGCTGAGATCTTCAAAATCTTTCAAACGAAGAGGTCGTTAGTTAGATTTTTGGCTTTAGCTGGAGGTTTGTTCGTTACGTACAAGACTATTAGGTATGTCTTTAACGTGCTTAATCCAAAGAAGGACGATGCTCCTTTTGTTATTAACAACAATATTACTGTGAAGCCGCCGGTACAAGAGGAGCCTGACATTGAGTCCGACAAGGTGAAGTTGGATGATGAGACTGAAGCAATCAAGAGGGTCGTCGATAAGGACAACCCAAACTTGGTGCATGAAGGTACTACTGTTAGATATATAGCAGGGCAGCACGTTGATATCAATATTCCTCCCATTGAACAACAAGCGCCTTATATGTATCCGAAAGAATATAAGCAGGATAGAGTGCCGTATGTGTCGGATATAACGAAAGGGCTCAACCCTGCGTTGTCGAACACTACATATCCAGCTTTGATCTCGAAGTTAGTCAGGAACTGTTTCATAATCCTCATGGAGGGTGGGAAGTTCAATGGTTTCTTTTTGCGAGATCAAATTCTTGTAACAGTTGCTCATGGATTTCCGCCCGCATTCTTCGAATCACCTGATTCAGTTATTAGGATAGTTCTGAAGAATCAGTTTACGACGACATCGCCGATGGATGTCGAACGTAGACAAGTCGTTAGAGGTGATGGAGACATTGCTTACATACATTTGAGTCCTGTTAATAGATATACTGATGTGTCTAAATACTGTAGAACTTTTAAAAATGGTTCTGTGGCATTGCCTTTGGCGAAAGGCTTAGCGGTGAAGGAAGATAGTGGTGTGATAAGTCATGATCAGGTTGATCTTACTAACGGAAGGTTTGTCCAAGTAGACGTCAAGATACCAGTGTATGGCAATGTCGTGCGTGCATTAGGGTATGAGTTTGATGGTAGTATGGATAAAGGTTCTTCGGGATGTCCAATAATTCTGATTGCAGGTCAAACTGCTAGCATCATTGGTATTCAAAGCGCTGTGGGAAATAGTGTATCCGTGATGCAGAAGCTAGATGATTTTTGTCATGAGGATTTTATATCCAAATTTCAAATTGATACGCTTTTGCAGGCACAGGTAAAGCAATTTATCTCCCCACCCATTCTTCCATCACCGGGTCCATTTTCTGCTGCCGTCCATTTAGAGGGTGGTGCACTAGATTATGTAGGTACGCTTGTTGATCACCATCCGGTGAGAAACAAAACGTCCTTTAGGAGATCTATATTGTACTCTTCGCTGACTGAGAATGGGTACTTCTTCGACAGAGGTCGCAAGATTTCTGAAGAGAGGTATGTTATACCCGAGTTGTCTCCATTCACTATTGTAGATGATAATGGTGATAAGAGGTGGGTGTCTGCAAAGTTAATAGGAGTGGCACAAGCTGCTACTCCTGATGTTGTTGAGGCACCCCAGATTCTTATTGACTTATGTCATGCTGATTATATGTCCGTTGTAGAGACGATTCAATTTCCTGTCTTGAGCGGTCCCGTTAGTTTACACGATGTGTTAAACGGGGCACAAGGAGTTAAGAGCATTAATATGAAGGCTTCAGCTGGATTCTTCCATAAGGGTCTAATCAAGGATCTGGTTCAAGGAGGACCTGGTTCTTATACTCTTAAGCCTGAGATACAAAGGGAATATGAATTGCTGGAGAAACAGATATTTAGCGGAGAAGCGCCCGCTCAGTTAGTAACTGTGAATGTTAAGGATGAAATTGTGAAAGAAAGTAAGTTGGCGTCTCTCCGTGTGTTCATGTGCTTCCCCGCACTATTCACTGTATTGAGTAAGAGATATTTGACTCCCCTTTTGAACATTATTCTAGCCAATCCAGAGGCTTTTGAAGTTGCCTTAGGGATTAATGCTCTAGGTAAGACCTGGACGCAGATGTTCATAGGTATTCTACAGCGGAAGTATATCCTTGATGGTGATTACAAGAAGTATGACAAGAAGCAAATGAGGAGGATCTTATTGTCATTCAAGCGGTTCTTGTATACTATTTCTATGAAATCAGGATATCCTGCTTGGTCGACACGGATGGCTATGTTCCTTGTAGATATGATGATCTACCATGTCATAGTGTTAGGCGCTGATTTATTTGAATTGGACCGAAGCTTACCATCTGGATGCTTGCTGACTATTTTCTTCAATTGTTATGTGAATTCGATTTATTTTAGAATGGCGTGGTTCTCCGAGTTTACCACCCCTTTTAGAATGATGAATACTTTACGTACTTTTGGAGATGATGCATTGAACGGAACTAACCAAAAGGAGTTCAATATGCAATTCATATCCAAGTTGTTGGCAGAGTATGGCGTTACGTTTACAGCGGCAAGCAAAGAAGAGAGTGATGCTCCTTTTTCCACCCCTGAGAAAGTTACGTTCCTGAAGCGTGGGTTCAAGAAGACTTTGCTTAGCGATGGTAATGAGTATTATCTCTGTCCATTGGCAGAAGTGTCAATTTTCAAGATGCTCGCGTTTACGGATTCTACCCATGAAGATGAGGCGCTTATAATGTGCGCTAATCTTCTCGATGCCCAAAAACAGTATTGGTTTCATGGCAAAGAATTGTTCCATAGTATGACTTCTTTTCTAAAAGAAGTGGCCAGTAAAGCTAATTTATCTGGTAGCGTACATGATGAGGGCTCAAGTGCTGTCTTGAGGTGGTCTACTTATGAGGAAATCGAGATGCGATATCTTGATGGATCACTTCAAGTTCAGTTCTTATAGTCCGAACTCCGGTTTACTGCAAGGTTCCGCCCAAAAACCAGCATTTTACACGTGTTAACTCTCAAGACCGCGCTAACTGAGAGAAGTCTGTGTAATGAGCCGAACGACAAGTGCGTTCAATACCTTTGGCAAGGTGCGCTACACGGGGCTAGCTATTATTCTAAACTGGTCCCCGCCTTAATAGGCAATCTAAGAATATCTGACGTTTTAAATATTAATGAATCGAGTACGGAACAAGTCAAGACCACTGATGGGTTGACTAATTTCGTCGAAAATGAGAATACGGAGCTGGTGAATAGTGTGGTGAAACCTAGTATACCACTCCCGTATGAAGTTAAGGAAGATGTACAGCAACTGTTGCAGAGGCCAGTTGAGGTATACTCGTTCTCGTGGGATGTTGGTGGTACCGGTTTTTCTATAGACCCTCTAGCGTTATGGTTAGCTAATCCTGCAGTTGCCAGGAAGTTATCCAATTTTATGCTATTGCGTACAGGTGGTCTTAAGGTTAAAATAGTTACTAATGGTACACCATATCTGTATGGGAGGTTTCAAGTAGGGTGGTGGCCGCATATTGCTTCCGATGCTTTTGCGACTGCTGTTGCGTTAGCTAGCCCACAGCGGATTTCTACCCTACCGCATGTTGCCGATATTGATCCTTCTGTAAATCAATCCATAGAGATGGAGTTAGAAGATTTTATGAGGACTGATATAGCCTTAGTTAGTGTGGCCCCTTCTTTTGGCTCTTTAGTGGGAATTTCTACTGTAGCACTTCAAAGCGCAACCGCTTCTGGAGTAGCTCAGTATTGTGAGATTTCCATCTACGTTTCAGCCAAGGATCCTTCTTTGCAGCACAATACCTTTAACAAAACGTATTATGCTACGTCAGCCGAATATAAGGGGAAGATTTCAGCACCACTGACGAAAGTTGTGAAGGCTACGAGTATACTATCCAAAATTCCAATTATAGGTCCATACATGACAGCGGCTGGTGTGGCCGCTCAAATGGGAGCTGATGTTGCCGCGATCTTTGGATTTTCCAAGCCCGTTACTGGAAAAGATCCTGAATTGATGGTTATTAGATCGAATGGTAATATGGCCAATACTGAAGGTCTCGATACTGCATCTTCATTGACCTTCCATAAGCAAGCAGTTAGTGTAGTAGATCCTGGGTACTACGGATTGTTGAGGGAAGATCAATTGGCTGTGGCTTATATCATTAGGAGGTGGTCTTTGTGTGCCACGACTGTGAGTTGGGCTGACACTGATGCAGTGGGAGCTATCTTAGCTACTATGAGAGTAGGGACACACTTTGGCTATACGGGTACATACCCTTGTGCACAAACCAATTTAGGTTATATAGCTGAGATGTTCGCTGCTTTTAAGGGCTCTTTGGAGGTTAAGGCAGTTTTCTGTGTGTCACAGTTTCATACTGGTCGTATCCAGATCTTGTATGACCCTACTAATGTTACATCTTACGCTACAGATCCTACTAATGTTAATCTTAATTGGGTAGTTGACCTTCAATCCGAGCGTGAGGTGATGATGCACATACCCTTTGCTGATAATACTCCATGGAAGCAGACGGATAGTTTGACTGCATTTGCAGGGCATGCCGAAGGTGGAAACCCAAGGTTGAATTTTAGAGTCGTTAACAAGTTGCGAGCTGGAGCAGTAGCTACTACAGTTACTATCTTACTCTATGTTCGTGCTGGTGAAGACTTTGAATTTGCCGATCCCACTTTATTGTCCACACAGAATGCCTCTAAGCAGGCTACTTTTATGCCAGCAGCAGCTACAGGGGCGGCCCCTACTAATGCAGGATATAGTTATTATGGTACTAGTGGAGTAGTAGGTAATAATGATTCTGAAGTAATGGCTATTACTCATTTTACTGAGAGAGTCGTCAGTTTAAGGCAACTTCTCAAACGTTACCAGTTTGAGAAGACTGTATCCATGAATATATCTAGTGTAGTGGGAGATTCTTTGCAGTACATTTGTGTGCGTGATTACCCAACGCAACCAGGGACTGTTGCTAACGGTTCAGGAACTACAACTATTCAGTTAAATACGGTGCCGCATTCTGCGATGACATGGTTAGGTCCTTCGTTTGTTGCATGGAGAGGAAGTATCAAGAGTAAGATCTTTCCCGTTTTATCTACAGTAAATGGTTACTTTGTTAATCGCGCTAGTTCAGGCATTGGTAACTATATGAATGGAGCACAAGCTTTGACGAGTGCTTTGACGCGTAAATGGTTAGGGAACAATGTGGCAGGTACTGAGTACTTCCAGTGTTCTGTACCAGCCTCTTTTGGCTCAGCGGCTAGTTGTGTAGGAGCTGGAAGTCCTATTGAAGTGTCAAATCATTGGACGTTGAGAGAGAGATGGGAACGCGTAGCTGATTACAATACGAGCTATAAGACTGGTTCTGGTTTAGTTGTGTTAGCATATGCCGCCGCTGACGTACTAGATCCAGACTTCGCTGTTTATAAAGCAGTTGGAGATGATTTCATGTTTTTGTGTTACAAGGGCCCTCCCATTATATACGAGTACACTTTCGCTTAATCAAGATAAGAGATTTATCCTTTCGAATAAAAGGACAGTTGGAAATGACTGCCATATCATCCACACTTTTACCAATTTTGGTGTTTTTTAAATATAATTGGCTATTTCATTCGATCGTCGAGAGGTCGAGTAGTTGTTAGGTACAACTGCCCCAAGGGGGCGCTAGTTTGAAAGCTGAGAAGGTTTTTATATATCTGGTGCCCATGCGGTGCCAGGGAAGTTTTTCACCTCCTATCTTGTCTTTTAAATTAGCGATCTGCATGTGTG